TTTAGATTTATGACCGAAGGTGGTGGCGGTGGTATGGGTGATCCATTGTTATTGGTACAAAAATATTTTGGACCAAAAGTTGCAGCGGCAGTTGCAAAACTTGATGGGCCAAATGATATACAATTATTTGCCGAAAGATTAATCAGTGTCAAAGATGCAAGAGGTAATTCGGTAACCAGTAGATTCTTTGATCCTGAGTCTGTAGACATTTCTGATTTTGAATTTGCAGACGGCGGCAGAGTTCCATACATGGCTGGTATGTTAGTCCGTGGTGGTAAGATGGGTTATCAAGCTCTACGTAAATATGGTATCGAAGGTAAAGACATATCAAGATTGTTTGCAAGTTTAGGATCTGACAAAAGTTTAGCTGGTAAAGAGAAGACAGCATACTTTCAACAGCTACACAAAGTATTAAGAAACCCAGACGCATTCCCAGATGAGATCATGGATATACAAAAACAACTTGGCCTAGACGTAGGACTTGGATTTAGAAACGGTGGTCTTGCCGGCATCCTGGAGGTGTAATGGCTGTCAAACCAAGAATAACAATAGAAGAATTAAGAAAAATTTTAAATGAGTCTAAAGGTTTAACAGATTCAGAAACAGCTGCTCTTTTAAATGAAAATTATACTACACAAAGATACGGTAGAGAATTTACTAGTCAAAATGTTCAGCAAGCAAGATATGCTTTAGGAATTGCAACTGAAGTAGGCGCAGAACAAATAGGTGCTAAAAAAATTGAAAAAGTTAGAAAGTATTTAGCCAAAGAAATAAAAAAAGCAAATGATGGTGATAAGTTTGTTTCTAAACAAGATATAATAACAAAAGCTGTAAAGAAATTTAAAATAAAAACCGGCGCTACAGGATCTAAACAAAAAGCAGGACCGAGATACAGATTAGATACAGGAACTTATCCTATTTTAAATACATTAGAAAGCACTGAACAAAAACTAGATACTGTTTTAAAAAGAATGCTTATGGATGATAAACCACTGGGAGACCTTTGGTATCATGCTCTATCAAAAAAAACAGGTCTTAGTCGTGATGCAATTTCTAAGTCTTTAAAAGCAGGGAAAGTTCCTACCTATAATACTATAAAAGATCAAGGTGCAGATCTTATAAGAAGTAATAGACTTTCTACAGGTCAAGCAAAAATAATTTTAAGTGGTTTATCTTTTTCTGATCAATTAACAAAAGCAGATGAACTATTAGAGGGAAGACCGATTATATCTTTTGGTCAAGATGCAGGTAAAACTTTTCAACCTAAATACACAATTATGAATTTTGCTTTTCGTAATTGGGATCAAAACCTTGGTCAAGGACCCATAAAGTTTTTTGACAAAAAAGGTAAAGAAATTCCATGGGAGTTTGGAAAAAAATTAAAAGCTAAAGATGTATCTTTTAGTTACAATGGAAAAAAATATAATTTAAAAAACTTGAGTGACACCTCTGTTTTAAAAAAAGATTTTTCAGAAGTCTATGAAGTAACCAATAAAGCTACAGCTTTTAAAAATAGAAAGATTGATAATCCTTTTAAACCTGGGTCTAAAATTCAAGTAAAGGATTTAATTAAAAAAATTCAAGTTGAAGGATACAATTGGAGTCCTAGATATGGAACTATTGATGTTCTTCACGGTCCTGAAGGTGTAAAGGGTGAGCCTTTTACTAATTTAAGATTTAATACAAGAGATATTAACACGGTAGAGATGACGTTAAATAATTCTTTACGAGCGGGTAATATTACTCAATCACAATTTAACGAATCAATAAAAAATTTAAATGAACCTTTTTCTGGGTTGAAAGGAAAAAACTATGAACAGGCAATAATTGATAGAGCAGGGACACAAGCAGCAAAAATCCAGAAAGGAACGTTTTATGGTTTTAATGATTTTTTAACTGATATTAGAGCTGATGCTGCAAATAACGGACCTATCTGTAACTTCGTTCAGAAAAAAAATAAAGGTGGATCTGTCATAAGTTGTGTGAACGCTGTTGAAGATGCAATACAAAACAATCCACAAAAATTAGTGCAGGATGCAAGTAAGATAGGTAAGTTTAAAAACGCAGCATTAGGATTTTTAAAATCACCAGGCTTCAAAACATTTAGTGTAGCAGGACTTGCTGGTGGAGCTGCGGCTGCACTTGTAAAAGAATTTAGAAACGATGATCCAACAACTTACTTATCTAACGAAGATCAACAAAAAAATATGTTGGTTGATATGGTAACTCAACCTATTTCAACGGACATGACAAAACCAGATATTTTAGATTATCAACTACCAGCGGTTGGTGCATCCCTTGCTGCATCAACAGCACTTGGTGCACCATCAACAATTAAAGTTAGTAGAGATCCTGGTTCAGTTACTCAATTTAAATCTAGAGGAGCTGGTGTTGAACAAAAAGGATTGATAAGAACTGGTGGAAGAGTTTTAGGCAAAGGACTTGGTATTGCAGCATCACCTGGAGTGTTAGCACCATTAGCTGCATTAGATATTACAAGACAAGTGTCTGAAGGAGATTCACTGGCAGATATTGCAACAGATCCTATCAATTATACATATCCAATATTTGCTGAACAAACACCAAGATTAACAAGGGGATTACCTTCAGCTTTTAGAAAATTTGCTAGTCTAGGTCTGTCCAAACCTGCATTAAGACTATTATCTAGAGCAGGTATAGCTGGACTTGGTGCATCATTAGCAATACAAGGAATAGGATTATTAGATGACTAAAAAGTTAACAACTACGATACCACCAGAGAGAGGGCCTCATTCACAGGGGTTGAATGTCCCTGGAAAAAAGATTATAGTGGTATCGAACTCGGAGAAAAATAATGTCAGAAATAGACAAGTCTCTACCAAACGTAGAGCAAGAAATAAAATTACCTAGCGAAGAAGAGATTGCAGAAGCGTCTCAAGAAAATTTAGAAGAACAGGTTGGACCAGAAGATATTCAAGTTGAACAAGATGAAGACGGTGGTGCTACAATTACTTTTGACCCAGAAGCTGTAAACCAACCAGGTACAAACGAACATTTTGATAACCTAGCAGATCTATTACCGGAAGAGGTTTTAGGTAGATTAGGCTCCGAGCTTTACGAAAACTACATGCAATACAAAGCATCTAGAAAAGATTGGGAAGATGCTTATACAAAAGGTTTAGACTTATTAGGATTTAAATACGAGACAAGATCTCAACCGTTCTCAAATGCTAGTGGTGCAACACACCCTGTATTAGCTGAAGCGGTAACACAGTTTCAAGCGCAAGCTTACAAAGAATTACTTCCAGCCAATGGTCCGGTTCACACTCAAATCATGGGTGTGGTAAACAAACAAAAAGAAG